GAGATCCAACAAAAAAGGGTCACGACTCGCGTCGCAACCCTTTGAATCTTGGTAGCAAGGGGCGGAGTCGAACCGCCGACCCCAGCATTATGAGTGCTGCCAGCTAACGTAAGGCGCTGTTTTATATAGACTCGGATTGTACGCCCTCGCCAAAAATTGTTTATAAGCGCGTAACGATGTCTGTGGCATGGGCACAAAATGCCCACGTAAGCGTCAGCAAGGGCGACAAAAACAGCAACGCCCATATAAAGACAGCACAGCCACAAGGCTCAATCATTTTAAAATTGCGAGCTGGCCATTACAGTTAGGCCACCCCCAGTGTCGTCCTGAGTCGCTGAAAGCGTCGAACGCGAAGCCACGGACATAGCGACGGCGCTTGCGCCCGAAACGAGCCGAACCGATGCCGCCGACGTTGGCCGATAGTCGATAACCTGCCCGATTACTGTACCCTCCGACCCGGCGTTATTCATCCGGATAAAGATGGACGTAGTCGCGCCTGTGCCTTTTCGGATCGCGCTACGGACAGCAAGACGGGATGACGCCACCAGATTGCCGATGTCGATTGTCCCCCGGCCCGTGTAGATTAGGTTTTCAATTTCCGAATCGTTGCCGTACATGCTCAAATGCGGCACGTTGATATCCAAGGTTTCCGACACCTCAACGTCCACCGTTCCGAACCGGTTGTTGTCGCCGTACAGCAACACAAGGTACGGCCTGGAGCCGTTGACGTAGTTGTCGGACGCCCCGCGTGCGTCAACTTTGAGCCGTCCGGACTGGACGCGGGCCGAACCGGACTGGGAAATTTCCACAAGCGCGACGCCTGCAGAACGTCCGGCATAGGTTGCGTTGTCAACCACTATTGTTAGGTTTTCGTACTCAATCCCCGGCCCCTGGAGCTTGACGTCCGCATTCACGAACAGGGCGGTGCCAATACGAATGCCGCCGGCGCCTGTGACGGTCAACCCGGCGGTGTCTGCGTTGCGCCCGTAAACTTCGACATTGTTCAGGAACACGTCCTGGCTGGCCGGTGTGACACCGCCTTGGTTGAACCCCCGGACGCCAACGTCACTGAACCTGGTGTTCAGGATCTCCACGTTTTTGACGTCTGTGGTTGCGCTGGCGGCGATCCACTCAAAGCCGACTCGGCAATGCGGTACGTCGCAGTTATCGACCAGGACCCCCTCGGAGTTGTCGGCGTCCTGGTAGAAGAGCTGATAGGCCACAAAAAGCGGCTTAGTTTCGTCTGTTATGCAAGTGATGTTCTTGGCGCTGTTGTTGTTGTTGAGCTTCACCAGCGTGACCATACGGTACTGCGTTTTGTTAGCCGTGATTGTAAAATCAGAGCAATGCACACCTGCCGCTGCAGACTTAACTGCTCTTTTAGATACAGAGTCAAACTGGCAATGTGATATGTCGACGTCTGCCCTATCGAAAACGCCCGTCTTTCCGTATATACGTATACCGTCAGCATCATTAAATGACACCTGCTGCGAATCAGATAGTCCCGCATTCAGAATAGTTTGGATATTCTTGAATCTACAGTGCGTGATAATTCCAGACGAGGGTGCAGTTTGAACTATAGTTGGGTCCGTTCCGTCTTCGGAATGGATGGCAATGCCGCCGATAAATCCAACTCCTTCTAGCTGAGTAAACCGACTACCGTCGTTGTACTTAATTAAATCTTCAAAGTCACAATCCACAAACACAAAGCCCTGAACTGCGTTGTAATCAATTAGGAAGCCGTATGTTTGATTCAGTTGGTTCGACCCCGACTGCTCTCCGACGATATTCTTCACAGAACAATGCCAAAAGGTTGGGCGTTTAATACCGGCCTTTAGATAAACTAGCCCTGTTCGCGGCTGCCTGTTGTTACCGTCAAACACAATGCCGTCGAAAAATACGTTGTCTGCTGTAATATCTGCAAGTCGGGTGGTTGAAGCCATATCAAAAATTATGCTGGCTTTGTCTGATGAATAATGCTTTTGCGAGGGCTTATCAAACAATAGTTTCCCTCCAGCAATCCGCCATTTTCCACCGGTATAATCAACAGCGTAACCGGTGTCTTTCGCTGTCTTTACCGCGAGGTAATCATCGGCTACTCCATCCCCAACGCCCGAATAACAAAAAGGAGAAACAAACCCAAGAGAGGGAACCCAGGCTGAACCAGAATACTTAAATGGCACGCCCCGAACCAAAGACTCTTGCCCCTCGATAGGATCAGGTAAAGCCTCAAGCTCTGCCACACTATCAACAAAGATAGTGGCACCTCGAACAAGTAAGGCACCTTTACCTGATCCCGTTTCGGCATTTAGGTCTTGGCGCAAAGCCGCATCCCCAACCGCAACAAAAGACCCGCCCTCTGGAAGCCCGGCGCCCGTGGTGGTGTACGGCAAATTAGTGGAGCCAGACACGCGCCAGAACTCGCCGCCAGTGTCGCGCACCACTTGGTTGTAGCCGGTAATCTCAATCCCTGCCGCGTAGTCGCCAACGAACTCATAACCACTGGCCGCAATGAATGCAGCGAACTCATCCTCCATGCCCTGCCAGGACTTGCGAGATTTGCCCAGCCGATCGTTATAGGCCGCCCCTGCCCCCGTAACCAGGTTATCGGTCACGCCGGCATTATCAAAAAGGTCACGCGGATCAGAGCTGCCAACAGGGTTGCCGGTGTTGAACTTGGTCATCTATTTAATCCTCTACCGATCACAAAAAAGCCCGCTCGATGGCGGGCTCTGTGGAAAGTGGTTGTTTGGCGGTTAATCGAAAGGCGTGTTGTCGTCGTCGGCATAAACCCGGTAATCGTAGTTGGTCGCCGTGACGCCAATAGAAAGCGGTCCACTCGGGCTGATTTCTGTAACCAGGGCCGGAAAGCTCCAGCGATCGGTTGTGCCGAAATAAATGTGCGTTGGCTCTCTGTCCGAGGGAGTGACCGCTGGCCAGGGCTGCGGTATCGACACAAGCGCCGTGTATTTGTCAGGGCCCGGCGTTGCCGGAAATGGCCCAACCACGTCACCAGATTCGGAGCGGTAAGCAACGACGTGTGTTTTGCCTGCCTCGAACTCAAGCGGCTCCGAAACAACGATTCGATCAGCGCTGATGGATTGCAGAATCGAGGCCTTACCGTAGCCGGGTATATCGTCCACGAGCGGGACATAGGACAGATACTGGCTATTAAGGGCGTCCAGCTCCGTTTCAAACGAGTACGTCCAACGGCGATAGCGTTGAGCTCTTCTTCGCCTCATGCCGATTCGCCAGGCTCGGGTCTGGTCTGTGACGCCTTTGAGGTTCACTTTATCAAGCTTGATCGCCTGGTCTCCCGGGAGAAGGCACTGGATGGTTTCCGTTGTCCAGGTGCCGGCCTTGGTGAATTCCACCTCTACACCATCGGGCTCATCCACTTTCTTGCCCTGGAACTGCCGACGGAGGGGAGCTGTCATGTTCTCAGGGCTGTATCCGTCTTCGAATTTCTCGCGTGGCTGATCGCGGACTGGGGTAATGACGCCATTTTCCAGAGTCATTTCGGCAAAGCCGGCCCTCAGGATGGTGTCGATCGCATCTTTGGCGGTGCCATCTGAGAACACATAGTCAAAGGTATCACCGCGAGGCGCCCAGATTGCCTCGTATCGCTCCATCTCATCCAGGTTGATCCGGTCGTCTGCGTATCCGAGTGACTTGGCGACATAGCACGCAGCTGCGCTGATGCTCCTGGTGGCCGCGTTGGCCGTGAATTCCCCGTCGCTTATCGTTGGCAACTTGCGTGTGAATTCCAGGTTGATCTTGTTGTTGGAGCTGCTGGCAATCTCATCAGAACCGACAATATCCACGGCCATCGTGGTAATGCCTTCGTAATTCGTTACCGTTGGCAATTTGCAGCGTAGCGCCGTGAAGTCCAGACGGTCCAAGGAAGTGACCGACACATCCTCCGCTCCAAGACGGCTCACCCGGATCTCGGGCCGGATAGCCGAGGGCAGGTTGACGGTAAACGTCCAGCCGAGCTGATCGCGGGTGCTGCCGCTGACCGTTTCAATCTGTTCCTGCCAGGTCGCGGCGCCAACTTCGCGATATTCGATCCGAATGTCGCGGCTTCTGGCGTTTATGGACTCACCGTCTACCACGCCCAAACCAGAAGAAGCGAAAAGATCAACCTCAATGGTGTCAGTGGTTTCGCCATCCGGGCACACGACAAAGGGTCCGGCCCTGTTGCCGGTAAACTCCTCAGCGCTCCAGACAATCTCCAGTGTCACAGAAGCTGAGGGCAGGTTCCCATCCCAGTCCGGATCAGGTGAACCGTCCGCCAGCTGACGCTCAACCTGGATCTCTGTATCGCTGGGAATTGAGATCAGTGCGTACTGTGTGCCCGCTTTGTCGATGGACATGGCACCGGAAAGGCCGGATGAATCCGTTACAGGATCGCCGCCGGTCGTCTCCAGCTCGATCTCATCCTTGGCTGCGTTGATTGTTGAAACAACGTAGGTGCCGTTCACGTCGACATTGGATTCGATGTTGACGGTCATGCCGGCGGCAAGGTGCTGAAAGTCGCCATTGAAAATAAGCGTTGCACTGATGCCCGGGTCGGTAATGGTTATCGACTGGGTCATTTTTATAGACCCAGAGATTCCGGGCTCCCACAACTCGCCCACCGAAATGCCGGTTATCGCGTCGCCAGATGCCGTGCCTGATCCAAAATACGTGCGCTGGTCATAGGTGACGCCCTTCAACCGAATGCCAGCGCTGCCTTGGGTGCCACCAACCTCCGGTGATTGAAACCAGTTCTCGTGATTCGGGACACCGGAAAGATCCGCGCCGGGCTCATAGATGGTGAAGTCCGCGTTGTTCAGCTCATTGATCGGCGTCTCACCGATTTTCACGGAGGCCGGATCAATCTCGTATTCGCCCACACCAACAGAAAGCAGCAGGCGAATCACCTGCGTTTTTCGATCCTGGTAAAAGGTGCGCGGCTGATTCAGGTAGTCAGGGTAACGGATGTAATAACCGAAGCCTTCGGGGATGCCTTGTCCAAGCCTTGCGATATTGGCCCTGGCGTCAGCCGGATTTAACTGGCTGCCCTGAGATCCCTGGCCGCCTTGCTGGCCGGGAATGTCGATCAGCGCCTCGATCGCCAGCTGTGGGCCAGCGATAGGGCCAAAGACCGTGGGGAACACAATGGCCAGAGCATCCACTACGTCCCCGTATGGCACCGGCCGGAACTCGACCACATCGCGCTCACCGATAACAACATCGGCCCAATCCATCGGCTTCACGATGGCGCCGTTGATCATGCAGGAAATCGGCTGAGAATCACCGCGCCGGTAATGCGGCGTGAAGGATTTAACGAAAGCCTCAACGGTTAAGCCCGAACGATCGTAAGTCTCGGCCGGCTCACCCGGCATGATGCTGCTGTAGACCTTAATCGTCATAGTAAACAACCTTCAGAAACCGCTGCTCGAAATACCGCAAGTTGACCAGGCGCGGGCCATGGCCACCTCGTCCCGGTTCATCGGTTTCCAGAATCATCCGCTTGCCGTCTACATCAACCACGATGGCGATGTGAGTGCAGAGGGAGCCTCGGAAGGCGCAAGCAATGGCACCTGGTTGCGGCCTGACCTCACGGTAGTTTGGCGCCTCCGCCCGAACTGCATCAGTGAGCGCTCGTTTGTCGCTACCCTCAACACCTCCATGAACCGGCATCCAGGGCTTGTTGAACAGGTAAACGCGGGCCATCCGGACAATGCCGTAGCAGTCAGCTCCGGACTGGGAGCGCCCATTCGGCTGGTATGGAATTGCGAGGATCTCATCAAGGGTCATTAAATGTACCTTAAGCCAGGAGCATACTCGGACGTGTAGCGCTTTCGGGGCCACGCGGCATTCAGAAGGTCGTAATACCCCGCCTCGATCTGCACCATCATGCCCTCGAAAGTTCCGCCTCTGAGCGTCATTTTGTAGGGCTTGTTGGCAGGCGCTGACAGGTCGCTGGAGAGGAACACCCGGTAATTTACGGGCACTTCCGAGCCAGACTCCAGTGCGGCCTCCACAGCTTTCTGGGCCTCGCCGGTGACGTTAGCGATGGAGAAATTCAGGGTTTGATTTCCCCGGGTGTTCTTGGACGGCTCTTTATATTCGAACGGGCCTGCGTTGAATGTCACCGTTTCGCCAGTCTCAAGCGTTGCCGTCAGATCCTCGAAGGACGCCACAACCCGGATGGGCTCAAAGTTCGGTACCAGGATCTCAAGCGTTGGGTGAATTACATGCTCAGACGGCGCCGAAGCGTAGACCGTTTCAATTATGCTCATGGTTCAGGCCACAGGCTGTTCAGAGCAATGTCGATGATGCTCTGGTTCCGGATAAACGGCTGCCCATAAAGCCAATATTCCTCGGTCAGGACAGGGCGCTCTCGTATTTCGAACTCTGCGCTGTATTCCCAATGCCTCAATCCGCGAAGCTTTGGGCCTTCGTACATTCCGGTGAATCGGCACTCGTAAGGTCGAAGCCCCATAGGAGAATCCAGCTGGCAGTTAAACCATTCGGTGCCATAGCTGATTTCGTAATTGAACCAGGCTTCAAACAGTTGCGCCTGCTCCTGGGTAAGCAGGAACGCCACCGGAACCATTGTCGGGACACTGGTGTTCACCGGGCGCTGCTTGGCACGACCACTGGTCATGCTGGTCCTGGCAAAGGTGGGAGCCGGCTTTAGTCCGTAGCCGTTACGAAGCGGCGTTGGCAGGTAGCTGGGAAACTCTTTCTCGGTTGCCATCAGTAGCCCTGCCTTTTGAGTCCGAACGCGGTTTGCATGGCTTTGGCCCTGGGTCCGCCGCCCATGATGTCAGCGACAAACACGTTAACCTCTTCCTGCCCGTTGCTGCCTCTTTTGGTTTCTGTCTCGCCGGCCCTGGAATTGTCCTCAATGACGTTGACCACGGTTCCGGATCCTCCGCCAGCTTCTTGCCTGGCAAGGAACGCATCAAGGTTGTCAGCCTGTGGTGAGGTGAGGACTCGCTCCCCTTTATCCAGAAGCCAGGTGCCCTCCTGCGGCACGCTGTCGATGCCGTCGTGGGCCATGCCAGCAATTGATACCGCCTGAATGTTGCTGACAATGCCAGCGGTAGCGGCTGCCACTGAAGCCATGGCGGCAAGGTTAGCGGGGAACGGTACGGCAGACGCCTGGGCAATGCCGGTGTTGATTGCGACGATAGATTGAGCGATGGCTGCTGCCTTCTGGACCGCGAACATGGTTTTGTAAAGGGCGGTCTGCTCTCCGGCAAACTCACCTGTCAGGTCAGCAAGTGACCCAAACAGGTTTTCTGACCCGGCCAGAATTAGGGCTTGGCGTTGCTGCTGAAGTCGTGCCTCCTCATCCGCCGCGTTCTGCCGGATCTGCTTCAGTTGATCCTGCATTTCCTGTTCAGACTGGATCTTAAGATGGTCGGCTTCCATCTTGCTGATCGCGTCAGCCTGATATAGCTCGTTTATCTCTTCGTTACGCTCCCCGTAAAGGCGCAAAGCTATCTGTTTTTCAGTTTCAAAAGCCTGGCGAAGAGCTGCTACGCGCTCGAGATAGTCTGTATCTCCACTCCCGGTTTCGTCCTCAGAGCCGCTAGTGCCTGTTGATCCACCACCGGATGAAGTGCTGCCGCCCGAGCCAGATGTATCGATTGTGTCAACGCCGGTTCCATCCCCGGCGCCTGCTTGGGCGCTTTGGTTCTTCCGAGCGTTTTCTATCAATTCGGAAACGGCGTCATACTCTGCCCTGAGCCGTCTTAGTCGTTCTTCTTCGGTAGCAATAACCTCTTTTGGAATCAGGTTCGGTGTCTGCCGGAGTGATTTAAGCCTTTCCTCCTGCCCTTCAACCGCATCCCCCAAATCATTCAGCTTTTCCGTCAGCCGAGGAATGTCGTCGAAGGCAGGGCCATGAATGAATGCCGCCAACTCTTCTGCCAGAAATTGAGTGACCTTAACGGCGCCGTCTATCGCCTCGATGACGAAGTTCATAGAAGTGACAATGGCAGACCCCAGCGCCTGAGCCGATTCCATCGTGCCTTCATCACTCAATAGGTCAACCAAGTCCTCGATGGCCGGAAGTGCCGCCATGACGACTTCATTTTTCATTCCGGTCGCGGCACCGCTCAGCTCATCCATGCTGCGGCGTATGGACTCCAGTTGTTCAAAGTCCATATCGGAGAACACATTACCGGTGCGTTCGGCTTCATCGCCAAGGATTTTCAGCTCTCTGCCATTATCACGCAGCAGAGGAATCAGCGCTGTTGCGTCAGACGCTATGGCCTCCATGTAGAAGGTCATATCTTTCTGGCTAACGCCTGCGTCCTCGAGGCTTTGGACGTAAAGTTGTAAGGCCTCAGGGCCGGACAGTCGAGCGAACTCGTCAGCCGTTACTCCAACCTTGGGCGCGATATTCTCAAAAAAGTCAGCCATCGGCCCGCCACCGGTCTGCATGAAATCACCGATGCGGTCGTTAGTGTCCTTGAGGATATCTGAGATCTTTTCCTGCTCTATGCCGTATCGATTTGCCGCATAGGTCAGCTTCTGAAATTGCTGCGGGCTTGCCCCCGCCAGCTCAGAAAGATTTTTTATTTCTCGGGCGCTGTTCGCCGTGGAGGCGACCAGGGCGGTCATACCAGTTAATGCAGCAGCCGTGCCTGCGGTGATGGCAGCCCCGATCTGCTTGGAGTAGCGCTGGATTTGCTTGGCGGTTTTCTGAGACTTTCGCTCGGCTTTATCCATGCCTTGCTCGAAGCCCGACACTTTAGCAACAAGGTCTAAAGTTAAAATGCCAAGTGACTTTCTGGCCATGCGTTTCTCCAGGCATAAAAAAACCCCGCCGTGGCGAGGTTTTAATCAGTTGGGATTTCAATTAGATCGGCAGCGATCAATCTTATCTGCAATTTGCTCAAGTGCTTTCAGTGCGAGTTCAGGGTTGGCGCCAGCAAAAGCCCCTACCGGAGTAAAGCCAGTGTTTGGCGCAGCTCCGCTATTGGCTTGCACTTGCTCAAGGTTGTCAAACTCGTATAGGCCATTTGTCGCCGTGAGCTGGAAGCGAACGTAACGACTGACCAATGCGGACACTTCATAGCCAGTAACGCCCACAGCAATAACACCCCTGTCCGATGAGTGCTGGATAACAGAGCCTCCTCCCACGGTATCCGTGTCTGTGTCTTGATAATACGTACCAGTGAACGCACCAAAGAAGCTGTCAGCACTATCTGCAAACGTCACTGCAGGATTAACGACATTCTTTGCAACGCAGAATTCGAGATCCCCGCCGCTGGATTTTGCAGGAAACCGAGCAGACTGCACTGACTTCGAGCTCTGCCAAGGTTCCAAGGTTACATCTTGGGTGAAATTTATCGGGTTCTGTGCGCACGCTGTCAGAGCTGCGCAAGCCGACAGAAGTAGCTTTTTCATGATCAATCCCTTTGAAAATATGCGCACAGAGTTTAGCAACCTATTTCCAGCTTTCCATCGCTTGTTCCAGCGACAGTTTTGGCTCTTCGTGATGAGGGGCAAAGTTGTAAAAGCTGACCGGCTGGCTGTCTTTCTTGCGGTTGACGTTTGCCAGGATTGCAGCCACCAACGCTCCAGCCCTTTCTGTCCGCATTCCCGGATGAAGACTGCCCCGCTTACGCCGGTATTCGGCCCACTCCAAAAACTCGACATAGCTCATCGTCTGTTTGGCGATGGCGATCGTCGGACCGCCAATGCCGCACATTACCAGCTCATGCCAAAGTTCATCTTCGTCGGTCAGCTCTCCGTCTTTTTTCCATTCACCTCGCCGATCACGCGCAGCAGCTCCATGGTGATCTCGCTGCTCAGGGGCCCGCGGTCAGGATCCGCCTCGCCAGTAATATCGCCAGGCTTGAACACAGGCTTCCCTTCCTTGTCGCAGATGGCAGAAGCAATGCGGCCAGCCACTGCATCCGAATTGGCGTTGAGGGATTTAATGTCCGAAACCGCGGTGTAATAGGAAAGCTTGCGCACGTAGACCGTGGCAGTCTTTTCGTCCTTACCCTCTTTCTTCAGGACAATTTCTTTCTGAACAGGGGCACCGGTGAAGGCGCCCATGTCTTTGAGTGCATCAAGGGTCAAATCCATAATTACCCGGCCTTCTTGATCCAGCGGGCACCACCGGTGCGGCGAATGCTGACCTCCGACTCAACCAGAGCGTTGGTCTGGAAGTCGAACGGGAAGTCAGAGATGTAACCGCCCATGGTGAACCAGGTCCTGGAATTCGGGAGCACAAAACTGTAATCGCCCAATGTCGCGGTCGCAGTTGCGCCAATGCCATCACCTCCGATGGTTACCGTTGGCGCCGCGGTGTAACCGGTGCCCGGGTCAGTCACGGTAATATCGGTGACAGCTCCGCCCACTACGGTTGCGATACCGGTTGCAGTTCGGCCGTCAGCATCTTCAGGATCGGAAAATGTGACCGTAGTCGTGCCGCTGGAGTAGCCAGATCCGCCAGCATCAACAGCGACAGAGCCAACGCCTTGGGCAATACCTGGCGTTGCTTTGCCGTCAGACCAGCCAACAACCCAGTCCATTGAAGGCGAGGGGTTCATTCGGGAAAGATTCCACATGGTCATGTGGCTGTCGTAGTCGCCATCCGGGCGAATACCCAGAGACGCGGTGCCCGGGTTACGCATGCCGGCAACATATTCCATTTCGTTGCTATCCAGACAGGTGTCGTCCAGTTCGCCTGCAGGATCGCCGCCAGGGTTAAAGCTGGTCGCGCAATCGACCTTGACGACTTCCGGAGTCTGGCCGGCTGTGTTCATAAAGAAAATATGGGTGCCCTGTGTGAGCTTGCTCATGGTTCAATCCTCTCGCGGGTTTCAATAAAAAACCCGCTCGGCGGCGGGTTGTTCGGGTGGTTGGTGTTTCATTTATCGATGGACGTGCCACTCGATATCGAATCCGTAACGTTTGTGGCCCGTGTCTGGGTCTGTGCTCTCGCCATTCCAGCCGACCACGTAAGCATGGGGTTCGATCGCATCGCGGAGCGCCGCGGCTACCTGTCGGGCCTCACTGCCTCGTCCGGCGTAAACATCGATCTGGATGGTGTAGCTGTCGAGATCGGGCGCCTGTCCCAGATAGTTCTCTGGCAGGCCGCTGACCGTTTGCCAAACAGCGTAGGGCAGGGTGACCCCCTGTGGAGCCTGCCCAAACGGGAACAACCGCGTGGGACCAGTGCCGAGCAGAGCGGTGACATTCGTGTCTGAGGCGCATACCTGGAAGATTGGTGGAGTCATTTAAAGCCCGCCAACGTTGCGCCGATGTAGAGCGTCAGCACTAAGACAATGACGCCAACGTAAATCATCAGGGCATCCACCACTCCAGAGCGGCGACTGATGACCAGAAACACAAGTACGAAAGGCGTGAGCATCAGCACCCAGCCTAGAAAGTTGATTGGTGTCATTTCACGGCCTTCTTCCTGGCCCGTTTCAGGGCGCGGTCGATCTTTTTGGTGTACTCGTTGGCGAATACGTCCACGGCTTGCTGGCCGGCTTGCTGAGGTACCGGCCGGAATATTGGCTGCGCGGGCGCATCCTCTGTACCGAATTCGAGGAAACGCCAATAGAAGGTATCGCCGCCGGGATTCCCGGAGCTGCCATCCGTTCGGTATGTCTGGCCAGCCCGACCCTTCCGGACATTCTCCCTAGTGTTGGCATATTGGCGAGCACCACCGAGAACACCCACTCGGAACAGCATGTTGCCGGTCTTTCTGAAAGTTCGTCCCGACCAACGCTCGACGATGTTCGCCGCTATGTTCTCTGATGTGCGGGGATCATCCACGCGCTCAGCATTCTGACGGGCTTGATCACGGAGAACCTGTGCAGCCCGGCGAAGTGCGAACCGTCCGCCCTTGCGCTTGAGGTCGTATTCGAGGCCGTCCAGCTTGCCGAGGAGCTCCGGCAGGCCGTTGAACTCATAGTTCACGCCGTCAGCTGCCATCATTAACGCCTTCGCTGTAGGGCAGGGTCAGGTGCTCACGACCGCTCCGATCGTCGGGCAGTACGCCTTCGATGTTGAAGATCTGCCCTTTGTGAACAATCCGCATCGTTGCGTCGATACCAGGGCGGTACCGGATCTGGAATTCACCGGTGACCTCAGATTGGCCAGCCTGGGACTGCTTGAACTCCCGGGCGCTGGAAGGCCGCTTGGCAGCCCATACAGTAGCCACGACCTCCCAGCCCGGACCCATCTCACCGGTTTCGGGATCCTGGGTCTGGCCAGGCTTTTCGATAGTGATCCTGTGCCGAAGCTGGCCAGCTCTCATTTCACTCTACCCGGTCGTATTTCTTCAGGCGGTCGTACTCGCCCTGGGTCATCGACATGGTCTCGCCGGCTTCCTTGCAGATGCCGCCTCGGCAATGGCGAGTTTTCAGAGTGGCCTCAACCATCCGCGCTTTCGTCCTGGCGGCCGGCTTTCCTTCCGTTTCTCCGGTCGCTGCAGTCTCGGATTGCGGATCTGCTGTCGTTTGGGTCGTGGACTCGGGCTCACTCTGCTCAGCCACGGCCACTTCTGACTGGGTTTCGGCCTCAGAGGTTTCGACCTGTTCAGGATCGACCGGCTGCTGCTCTGTCGCCTGGTCCTGCTGTGTCTTGCTGGGTTTGCGTGCCATGAGCTATTCCTCGCTACGCGAAATGAAAGTGGCGGTATGGAGCGATTAAGGCCTCCACCGCCATTGGCAATTCAGAGGTAATGGTTCCTGCAACAACGCTTTCCCGGTTGACGTACCAGTGGCCGATTAGCAGAAGCATCGCGGTTGTGATGTCGTCATCCAGCACCAGGGCGTCTTCGTCGGTTACCTCACCTGTATCCGGATCCTTCGGGATCTCTCCCGCCGTCGCGTAAAGCGTCCGGCCGGTGTGGTTTTCAACCAGGCGCTGGGCTGCGGTTGAGTAGGTGTCCAGAAGTGCGTCGTCTTCGACAAAGTCCGGCTCGAGCCGGACGTGTTGCTTGATAATGTCCAGCTCGAGCATATCGGCTCCGTCAGTTCAGGGGCCGCTCAAGGCAGCCCGGTGAATTAAGTGGCAGCGCCCTGCAGTGCCTTGATCGCGGCAGCGTCCTGCAGCACACAATCAAAGCGATGGAAGGCGAGGAAGCCGGTCTGGTCAAAGTCGGCGTAGCGCTCAACCAGGCGCTTCAGCACCATGTAACGAACCCGGCGAATGATGAACTGGGCGAAGTCGCCGGCGTACATGAACTTGGCGTTCACGCCGATATCGGCAATGCCCTGGTCCACAAAGTAAGGCACGTTCAGGATTGTGGCCGGAGCCGCACCGGATACCGCCGGAAGCCACAAGGGGCGGCCCTGCAGGTCTTCCATTTCCGTCATCAACTTCAGCGTGTTGTCGTTAAGACCGATGCGGAAATTCGCAGCGCGGCGGTAAGCCGGATCAATGCTGTGGATCAGTCCGTTCACTTCTTGCCAGGTGAATTCGCTGGAGCTGGCAGCAGTGGTGGTTCCAGTCACCGACGCTTGCAGGCCAGTGGGCTGTTCGGGAGTGCCAGCACCGGTACCTTGCACCAGGAACTTGGCCTCACCGCGTCCAAGACGGGAACCGATACGGCTTGCCAGGAAGCCCTGAATGTCGATGCCCGAATCGTTCAGCAGCTCGTTGGAAACGCGGATCACCTTGGAGCTGAGCTTCTTGGCGCCAAGGTTTTTGATACCGAACACCACGTCACCCTCAGATGCCTGAGAGTTCTCGCCGATCAGCTCGCCTTCTTCAGCGGTACCGTCAGAGGTGGGCCACTCCAGCGTATGACCGCTGTCAGTGGTGAGGATCTGGGCTACGCTGGCCAGACCGCCGTAGTCCTTCATCGCTTCGTGGATGCGATTCAGCATCTCGGTTGGTACCGTGTAGCCGCCAGCAGTGTCTGGGTCGGTGGCTTGAGCACGCATCTCGCGCAAGATCTGGCGCTGCTCCGCGGACATTTCGGACATTCCCTGACGCAGGAAACCGTCAAACGCTTGGGCACGCTGCTCATCAACGGACTGGCCACCGCGCTCTTCATTGTCCAGGTTGTCGCGGTGCTCTTCTTCGTTCTCCTCAACGAAACGCTGATCGGCATCGCGCAGGGCTTCTTCGCGCTTGATCTGCTCGTCCAGACCGTCGAGCTTCTGTTTCCAGTCGCTCCACTGGCTGCGCTGCTCGTCAGTCCAGGTGGTGTCGCCGATCTTGTCATGCAGGTTGCGCATGTTCCGGGCGAGCTCGTTGTACGCTTGCTTCAATTCATGGAGTTTCATAGTGCTGTGCCCTCCGGGGCGGTAGTAGGTTCAGGCGTGGATGAGTTCAAGGAAGCGCTCGCGGGCGCGGCGCTGATTGATGGCACGCTGGGCGAGACCCTTGATCTCTTCACAGCGAGCCTCGAGGGAGCGCTTTGCAGCGCCCGCATCCGGGTAAGCCGGGTAGGTCACCGGCGAGACGTCGAGCAATCGGCTGAAACGGTGGATGGTCCGCACGATCAGTCCGTCGTCGTCTTCCATCCATTCGTCACCGTCAGGCGCAACCCGGAACGCAAAGCTGGATCCGGTGATGTCACCCCGGGTCAGCGGAGCCAACACCAGGTCCCGGACGGACTGGGTGTCTGGCGGATTAATGTCGTAACGAAGGCCCTCGGCGTCAACCGAAAGCTCCAGCGTCCCGCTGCGAGTGCGCCCCAGCACGAAGTTGGGATCGTGGTTAAACAGTGCTCGAACATCGTCGTTGAGCACATCGTCGAAGGCGCCCGGGGCGATCTCCTCTTTGAACATGCCCAGGATCATTTCACTGCGCTTATTGAAGACCGCACCATGCCCGACGATGCGGGCCGGCTGTCCTTCCTCGGTTTCTTCGGCACGCACCTCACACAGAAGGGCGCGCTTCTCGACTTCGCTCATGAGGTGGGTTCCTCGTCATCGTTGGGGGTGTCGGATTGATTCAGGGCGCTCAGGGGCTGGGCGTTCACACTGACCAGCATCTGGTCTAGACCATCCCGTGGATTCATGTCCTCGAGCACTCGGACTTCGTTGCGATCCATCCAGCCGTCGTTGATCGCGGCGCGATAGAACTCGGCTCGTTCTTTCGCGGTACCGCGCAGCAGACCGGCAAGGTTGAACTTGCAGTAGTAGCCAGCGGCACGCTCGGCGCGAGTGAATACCCGGCGGTTGATTTCCTGCTCCCAGTTCACAACCCACGGCATCATGGTGTGGCGCACGAACTGAATGGCCTGTTCGCTGATATTGGAGAAAGTGGCCTTGTCCAGGTCGTTGATCATGTGGGCCGGCACGTTGAAGATGCCGGCAACCTCGGAGCGGTTCAGCTTCCGGGTTTCCAGGAACTGGGCATCCTCGGGCGGAATGGTGATCGACTTGTAGTCGAGATCCGCCGGGAGCATCAGCGTCTTGTTCTCGCTGGCTTTCAGCTTTGAGACCGCGTTGTTCCAGGCGGTTTTCAGGCGCTCCCAACTGTCCTTCTGAAGCGAGTCCTTCACTGAGATCAGGCCGGTAGGGCGGCCGCCACCGGTAAAGAAATCCTTGCCGTAGCGTTGAGCCGCCAGCCCCAGACCGATGGTTTCGGCGTGTTGCCGGATCAGGCTTTTACCGGTGCGGCCATCAGAACCCAGGGCCCGGACGTGGATCATGTCCTCGAGGGCGACGGCGCGACTGCCTTCGTCTTCCTCGGTGACGGCGTAGAGCCAACGGTTTCCGTTCTTGACCAGCTGGGTTTCCCAGGGACGGCGGGTGACGAGTTCGCGAAGCTCTCCGCTCGGGCTGCGCACGGTCTGGGTGTATCCGTTGCCCCAGCCGAGGACGTGGCTCTGTTTGGTTTCCCGCCACTTGTAGCTGGTCTGCCACTCATTGGGCTCATCGTGAAGCAACCAGTAAGCCGGGTGATCCTTGGCCGCCTCGATGTTGTCGCCCTTTTTCCGCATAACGAGGAGCGGCAGCTGGCCAATGGAAGACGACAACACGTAAATGCAGGAGTAGACCGCCGAGAGAGTCAGGGCGGACTGGTTATCAACCTGGATACCGATATTGGTGTCGAAGTACTCCGCCAGGTTCTGGCCGGTCAGAGGTGTACTCGGATCCTCAAGTGAGCGGGATTCCGGGGCGAACAGGGACTCAAGCATTATTTCTTACCTCCGCCAGCGTTGCGCTTGGAGGCGCGGGCAGCCGCCAGAGCCATGATGAGCATGAGTCCGCCAGCAGCGATAAGAGCATCGGCGAGGCCGAATCTGAGATACAGGCCATAGGTCATCGCCCCGAAACCGGCAAGGCCCAGGGTGTCGATCAGATAAGTGCGCATTTACATCACCAGGATGTCGTCGTCAGAAAGGGTATCCAGTACGCTTTCGCCTACTTGGGCGTTCGCCAGTGCGCGGCCTATGGCCATAATGAGAGCCACCGCGCCATCGATCTTGTTGTGATCGCCCTGCTTGATCGGGCGGACCACGTCGTCATTACCAGGCAGGTATTTGCCAACCACGTTCCCAACACACCAGGTCATGATCGGATTGCCGTCATGGTGGAACCGGCCGGAGACGATCGCGGCCTCCAGCTCCTTCATGCCATCGGACATGTTGGTGTAGTTCTGAACCATGGTGATCGGGTTCAGGCCTTCGTCGTCCAGTTGGTGCGAGAGGTTCGCGGCGCCGTGCGGGTCAATCGGTGACTCCTGAGCCGGCGTCTCCAGGTTGGCTTCCTTGGCGCATTCCAGGATTTCCCGGTAGTCCACCTCGCTGCCATCGGTGGCGTCCAGGTGCTTGGATTCAATCCAACCCTGGTACCGCTCGCCGAGCCGGCGGTCTTCATTGTCGAAGGCGGTGTCTTCCGGCACCCAGAATTTCGGCCCGACACAGTAGTAATGAGTCTTACCATCTACCTGGCGGCTGAATAGCCGGGCCATGCTGTTCATGTCCAGCTTACGGGCCAAGTCGAATGCCAGGATGCAGTCTTCGCCGCGGAACTGGTCGATGGTCAGTGACTGGTCTTCACACTTCTTCCAGTCCTCCATGTTGAAGTACCCCTCTTTCGAGGATACCCAGACATTGAGGTGCTTGGTTTTGTACTTGTTCGCCAGTCGCGCCCGGGCAACCGCCTTGTCCCTCTGGCTCTTGAGGTAGTCGAGCTTTACCGAAACGCCGGCGTTTGGATTGGCCTTTAGAATGGCCTCGTCGGTTGTCCAATCGTCTTTCGCATCGATCGTGTAGATGATGGCGAACAGCTCGTCATCCTGGCTGGTGCCTTCCAGCATCTCGATGGCGCGTTCCCGCATTTCATAGCAGGGCCCGGCGATGTCGAAACCCGCGGTGGTTATCACCCACAGCAACGGCTGCGATCGGGCGCCCATGCCAGTAATCATCGTGTCGTAAAGGCGCGAGTCTGGATGTTCGTGATACTCGTCGATGATGGACATCGAGGGGCTGGAGCCGTCGCCCGGGTCTCCGATCACCGGTTCGAAAACGCTTCCATCACCGCGTTCGAGTTTCTTTGCCCAGGGTACAATGCCAAACCGGTTGCGCAGGTTCGGGAGCTTCCGCGCCATCTTCAGGGCAGGGCGGAACACCTCCCAGGCCTGTTTCTCACTGGTGGCACCGCAATAGACCTCGGCGCCGTATTCGTTATCAGCACAGAACGCGTACAGCCCGGCGCCAGCAACCTTGATGGATTTGCCGTTTTTCCGGGGGACCTCCTCATAGACTTCCCGGAACCTTCGAAGCTTGTCCTTCTTCCGGATCCATCCGAATACCATCGAGAAGCTGAACAGCTGCCATGGCTCGAGGACTATCCTCTGGTTGCCTCTGGCCCACTCCCCCTTGGTGTGGGGTAGGAGCTGGACAAACCTGCAGGCTCTCTCCGCCAGGTCCCGGTCGAACCGGTACGGATAGCTCTTTGCTTTCGCAGCCTTCAGGTCATTCAGGTGTCGGGCACAAGCTGCCTTCACGTAGCTGCAGGCGACGATCCGGCCACCTACCACATCGCGGGCGTACTTCTGCGCCGCGTTCACATTGGGGTAGGCGCTCATAGGTTAGAACTCGTCGAATTCGTTGCCCTCGTTTTTGCCGTCGTCATTTGCTCCGCCACCGCCGAGCATTCTCATCCGGGTAAGCGGATCCAGCCCGAGCAGTGAGCCCAGCCTTGAAAGCTGCTGCACTGACTTGTCGCGGACGTTCACAACCGGGTGCATCTTCTCGCTGCCATCAGCGGTCGGGAGCGTTAATCCCTCGTTGGCAATCCGGATCTCGGCATCGAGCATCAGCTGCCAGGCATTACAGTAGGCTTGAAGCAGTGGGGCGTCTTCGACTTCGAAGGTTCCGCGATCGATCAGAACCTTCGATTGTTGTTTCCAGATTCTTCGGGCTGCGTCACCCATCAATTCTTCGGGAGGATTGATCCGAGTGATCGAGCTTTTCTGAGTGCCAACCGACTTCCGTTTTCGGCCTCCGCCGGAGGCGCGAACTGGAGCGTTGTTGTTCAACCAGGACCTCCGGAAAAAGTTTCGTTATTTCTCACGCAAAAAAAAACGATTGAGGGCGCGGTGTCCGCTGGGCAGGGCTGTAGAGATTTTATGCCCCCCGGGGTCTCACGCGCTGCGCTTTCGGCTTGGCGGGCCTGATCTCCCAATCCTTGGCGACAAGGCCTTATCAAGTGGCCAACCGTTGTTCATGCGCCACTCGATCGAGGCGACCGATATGCCCAGATGACGAGACCATTCACTTAAACACATTGTCAGGCCGTGAGCGGTGTAACGGCGATTGGAGCGCTTCCGCATCGTCGACCGCATCTTCTCGACGCCCCTTTTCACGTTACAAGGAGGGCAGCTTGCCACTAAGTTCGAGATCCTGTTGTCGTCCACTACTGCGTTCAGGTGGTCAACGTGCATGTCATCCCAGGTGACGGTGATGCCACACCAATTGCACGAGAATGGTCCTTCGCCATTCTTGTCATAGAACACCTTGCGATGCTCATAGATACGAGAGGCCGACCCTCGGCAGAGCGGATGCCCTGGCGCATACACCAGAAGATATCCTCCTGAGTGCTCCAAAGGTCCAGGCTTCACGCTGTCCAAGTGATCTGTTGAGCCATGCCTTCGCTTTCGCATGTAGTGCTTTTCGCAAAGGCCAGCCCCAATGCGGTTGGCATCGAGATCGCAGCCATCAACGCTACATTCCGCGTATGTCTTTTCATGCCTCTTTGCTTCTGCAGAGAGGTAGGCGCACCTGTCGCTGCAGTAGATCCTGTCGGCACCACGAGAAACTTTGTAGCTGAATTGCCTCAAACACTGGGGGCAAGTACGATTACGCTTATCCATTCCGGACTCCATATCAGTCTGGTTTTGGTAGGGTCGAGTCAGTGTCCTACCACTGCTCGGCCCGCTTTATTGGCCTCTCTCGCCGTCTTTTCCTTGTGACAATCCCGATTGATAGCACGCAGGTTTGTGGCAGCGTCAGTGCCACCTTCTGTGAGCGGCACGATATGGTCAACCTCTTGCGCTGGCCTGATACGGCTCAAGGATCGACATTCCTCGCATTGACACAAATACCGATCACGCTCAAGGACCTGGTCTCGCAGCCGGCGCCATGGCCTGCCACCTCTGCCTCTACTTGCCCGACCTCGTGTCCAGCTCTTCGCCTGGTCAGCGTGAGCCTCGCAGTAGCCGTGCTTCTCCCTGGTGGTCATCCGGCACAGCTTGTCCCGGCAGGGCTTGGCAGTACGCTGTGGCATCAGTCGAGGGGGCTGCCGTCGAGGTAAGTGGGCGGCTGCCTATCCTCGTCATCCATCCCTTCGGCCTCAGCCATGGCCTGAACCAGTGCGGCATTGCTGCTGGCCAGGCGATTGATGGCGTCTGTCTGCTGGCGGATAGCCCCAATGAGTTCGGCGAGCTGCTGTTCGTTCACTGGTATGCCTCGTTGACTGCATCAACCAGGCCACGCTGTCTGGTGGCACAGTTGTGGTAGATGCTGGCGGTCTCTGTGATAACGGTGGCTGCAGTATCGGCCTGCCCGTCTCTCAGCTCAGGGAGTTGGTCCGGACACTTCACCATCAGATTGGCCGGGATCTCCACGCTGGGCATCGTTAAGCAGCCGGACAAGCTCAGGCTCAAAGCACACGCGCTTATAAATCGGCTTCTGAATCTCACGGATAACTCCACGGTCGATGATGCGCTCGTTGGCCCTGAGCTCACTCAGGCGATCCTCCACCTGTGTGGAAATGCCACCAATGTCCTCACGGATCTTAGCGGCCAGCGCCTGCTGTGCTTCCATGGCTGCGAGGTCTTTACTGTCCTCGAACCAGCCTCTGGCCATCCAGCCGGCGTAACCGATTGCCGCGATGGCCACCGCCAGGCCGATCAGTTTTGCTTTTGGTCCGAAAGGAATCATTGCTTAACCTTGCCTGCCCAGGCCTCAGCGATGTTGTTGCCGAAGTAGCTGACGATCAGTGTGGCGCTGATGCCATATGACCAGCCGATGACCACCCCCATTGATTCAAGGACCTTCGGATCATAAATGCCCAGAAGGACCCAGCATGGCGTCTGCAAGATGGCCCACCACTTGCCGGTGTAGTACCCGCGCCGGCGGTGTTTCCACCAGCGATTCGGGTTAGGATGATCAGTATCCACCCGACTGGCTCTCTATCAGCCTGTCTAGCTTGGCATTGATAGTCCGGAGGTCTGTCTTAAGCTCTTCAAACTTACGATCAGTACGGGCCTGATCTTCTGCCCGAGAGGCTTTCAGGTGGCTGTAGTTGAGCTCAAGGTTGCTGATCCTGGTGTCCTGCTGAGCAAGAAACCAGAATGCGGCGAGCATAGCCGTTAGAGTAGTCAGTATGTGCCCCACGCTGATTGACTTACTGATATGCCAGTGGCGGCGGTCGTATTCCATTTGATCCACCGCTACACCTCGCCAGTCCGCATGATTTCCGACAACTCAACGGCTCTCACGCCAACCTGGCGGGCCCATTTCGAATTGAGCATTTCTTTTGCTGCCCGATCCCAGTCTCTTCGATCGATTGCACTCCACATGTTCTTGAAGCCCATGAGACCGGCAAAGCCCAGATTGAACGCCATATTCGCAATAACCGTCTGGCGAACAGGGTCAAGATCCCGGTATTCGTCGATGGTCTCCAGCTGACGCTCAACCTGGTCGATATCGTTGTCGAGCATGAAGTCAGCCTCATCACGACTGATGCCCACGTCTTCCAGGTTGCGACCATAGCCGACGGTCAGCTTGCCCACTGTGTCGAGGTAGGGCTTCAGTCGGAGGCCTTCGTGGCGCTCCAGCTGTGATCTGAGTAGTTGGCGATTCATAGGCATAAAAAAGCCCGCTCGGAGGCGGGCGAATAGTCATGTGTGGTTGCGGCTGCTGAATTGTGAAGAGGGCGCCAACCTCACCGAGCGGCTATGTGTCATGCCCGCCAGGCCGCACGTCGTATCTGGTCCGGACACAAAAAAACCGCCAGCTCCAAGTGGAGGGCGGTTCTATTGGGGATGGTTTCCCAAACTAGAGTCAGAGTACCAAAACCACCCCAAAACGCAACACCTTATGCCACGCCCTCCTGCTCCTCCGACATCAGTCCAATTTCATTGGCAACTGGAGCAAGGGCTTTTCGCTCCATGTTGTCGAGGATACCCAGCATCTTGTCCCAGTCAGCCGCCCAATGCTCAGCCCAGTTTTGAACGCTCGGAAGCCTCTCGCCATATAGATGGTAGAGGAATCTTGATATGGCAGCTGGACCGCTAAGCGTTGAGCCTCCGCCGAATACCACATCACGATGATGGCGCATTGCGGCATACATCAGAAGCTTCAATCGAACGATGCGTTTACCTTGCATTGCGAGCAGCCGGTCTTTGTCCAGGGCCTTGAAAAACTCATTCTGAAGGTATTCATGAACGCGCTCGCAGTCTTCCGCGCTGAACTCAGTAGCAGGCGCGTACATTATCGCCCCGAAAGACCTCAGCGGCTTAGGCAGAGTCTTTATTGCCGCCTGAATGCGAGATCTCCACATCGCATCCCATCGCTCGAAAAAGTCAGAACCGCCTTTTAATGACTCCGAGGCTGTCACAAGAGGCTTCCGACCAGAAAGTACGCGACCCTTCTCTGTTTCTTTATATAGGTTTCGGTACCATCCCTGAGAGTAAACCTGCCCAGGCTGCTTGGGCCCTTTCTCGTCAGCGTTTTTCTTCGGGGTGCGCGCTCGAGCGAGGGCGTCATCCTTCGGAATGTAAAAAGCGTCATGCCAAGCCTTTCTCGCAGATAATCTCATGCAGCCCCCTTAACTTCGATGTGGCCCTTTTCAATCAGCCTATCCTGAGTCCTCACAACACCTTCTAGGTGCCAGAGGTCCCGAGTGGCCCTGGAATATCCCTGAGTTGCATACCCGCCATCCAACCAGCCATGACATGCTGAGCAGGCGTAGGCCGCCTTGTGGTCCTCATTCTTCCAGCCAATGCCACCGCCATTCAGGTGAGCGAGGACAGTGGTGTCTGAGTTTCCATTACAAACCCCTGGAACTCTAACCAGGCAAGGCTCACCTTTCGCGCTCTCTCGGATTTTGCTTCTATTGGGTCTGCTGGTTTTCATGCGAGTTCGGGACTTCAGCCCACCCTTTGATTTCAGCGATGTCTTGGTTTTCAGCGGTGTTTTTCGAGTCAGCATTTCAGTCCCCGTGGTATCTGGATCCGCCAGCGCCATAGCCCCGGCCGTTGCTCTCTGCCCTCATGGCCGCCATCTGCCTCCTGACTTCCACCAGCTCCTGGTTGCGTTCCGTCAGCCGGATTCTGAGCTGAATCACCAGGTCCTCCTTTGTCAGGCTTTCACCGGTTTCCTTGCAGACAACACCAGATGCCTCGCAGCGATCGCAGGGCATCTGGTAGAACATCGGCTTTATGAAGCCACCGCCGTGGCACTTTGGGCAGGGCTTGAGCGGCCGCTTCTCCTGGTTGAAGGCCGGGCCCGATCGCTTTCTCATGCAGCCCTCCGTTTTTTCCTCAGAATCCGCGGATCCTCCCAGCCTGCCAGATCCAACTCGATGTCGATTGCCTCCGGGCTTACCTGGTAATGCCGGGAAAGGTAGGACTTGCTCAGTTTCGGCAGCTTCTGGTCAATACGGGCCTTCTCTGCAGCGCACTGTCGGATCAACGCCTGGTCTTCGTCATCGAGGACGGCGACCGGCATATGCTCCCTCACTTTCTTGATGGTCGAGACATGGCAGGCAAATTTCGCCGCCAGCAGCTTGTCGGAGAGCTCCTCGGACTGGGCTCGCAGATCCGCACCGTGCATATAGTCTTTAGCCGCCTGGCGAGCTCTCAGCTTGGAAAGGTGGTTGGTTCTCAATGCAAACCTCCAATGCGCTTGGTTTTGTCGTCTACCGCCAGCCCAAGGAACTCCTCCGTTTTTTCATGGTGGATGCGGACCACGCCTTGCTCACCCCCGCCCTGGTACACCAGCCGGGCCTTTTCCTTGTCGCCTATCAGTGCCGGCTGGTCCGTCGAACGACCACGCTTGAAGCCAGATTGCAGGCTGTTCTCGTGCTCGCTGGAGCCGATGAGCTTTCGAGGGAAGCTGTCGGGTGGTGTAGTGGTGAAACCTTGGTAAAGCTTCAGGAAGTTGTTCCGGAGGAACGGATATTCCTTGTTATCGGTCAGGGCAACGGTCTGCCAGCCGCCAAGCCTCTCGATCGCTGCGTGGATTTTCGGGTCATCGAAAACCACGGAGCGGTAGTTGCCCACGCAACGGATAGCGAAATCGACCTTGGCCCAGGCCTCTCCGCTGGCGGACTGGCTACTGCCCTGCAGCAACCGGACGATATCGGCAGGCTTGGGCGGGTACTGGCCCGTATCTGGGTTGGTGATGTGGCGAGATAGGGCGTGCTCAATGTCAGCCAACGAGAAGGCGATGAGCGACTGGAATACCATGTAAACCACCCTGGGCTCGGGGCTCTTGCCATAGATCTCATGGGCCTGTGCCCACATATCGCCAAAGGCCTCCAGGTCATTGGTGTTCATAGGTCACTCCTTGCTGGCTGTTCGAGCGCTGCTCGTGTATGCGGCGGAGCTCGGCCGCTCGATCGACACCTGCCTGTTGCGGGGCTTTCCGGCGCTCTGACCTCCGCTGCATGGCAACCTGAGGCCACTTGTCGCGAAGCTTTTCGGGGGATTGGACGTGTGAAGCCCAGAATTTCTCGTGACGGATAGCCCAGTCCCACAGAATCCGGATGTGGCGGTGCTCCCGGCCATCCTGCTCTCGCATCAGCCGGATGGTGTTTGCCCAGCGGGAGAATTTCGGTTCTCGTGGCTTGTCCTCGCCGAGCTGCTCGACGAGCCCGTCCCACATCCACACCGCAAGGTCGAGATCTTCCTGTGTTCCCCAGAACCGGCCATTCTCGATGGCGGCATCCGGCCTTGAGGGCTGGTTCTGGTCGGTGGGTTGCTCTGGCTGGTCCTGGCCAAGGTGGTTGTCCGGCCGGTCAGGCCCGGACGTCTTTCCTGCCGTAGTCTCTGAGGTAGTCTCTGAAGTAATCTCTGTAATAGATTGGCGGTTTCCGCCCTCACAGTCTGGCGGGTTTGTGCATTCTTGAATGGCGCTTTCCGCCATACTGGTTGCACCATCTGTACATTCTTGGTTGGCGGATTCCGCCATTCTGGAGGACAGCCCTTTCAGGGCGGTTTCCAGAGCGTCAACGTTCACCCGGAAGTACAGCTTCGCCGGAACGCCTTTCCGGATCTCTTCCAGGAAGCCGGCCTTTTCCAACCGCTTGCGAGCGGTCTCCTGCTCCCGGCGTGTCATGCCGGTTTCGGCCTCCCAGTCGGACTGGGACTTATAGAACCAGCCGTCTTTGTTGGAGGTCCGGCCATGCCAGTATATGCACTGGGAGAGCATCAGAGCGCCAGTGATGCCGACGCCCAGATCAACAAAAGCTCTCTGGAAGGCGATCGGCCTGTCGAATAGTTCAATACCACTCACGCCACGTTCTCCTGGTCATCGAACAGGACGTGGCTGTAATGGCCATCCCAGTCCTTACGCATTTCAAGCCGGCCCTGCTCATATTGGGCATAGAGCCACTTGGCGCCCTTCTGCGTTAGCACAACCTTCTCGCAGGGCCGATCGTCTCTGTTCAGATAACGCCGCTCGGTGAAAAGCTTGTCCCGGTAGGCGGCCGCACTACGGTAGCCGTGGGGAGTCCGTAGCAGTCGCTTTCGCTCCACCAGGACAGGCTGCACTCGGTTCAGGTTGACGCCATTTAGCATTCGGCAGAATTCCACAGGCGTCAGGCCGGCCTTGAGGTTCTCGGCCAGGTCGTTGCAAACAGCGTTGAGGCGGTTGGTTTCGCCCTTGTAGTGGTCAACCTGGGAACTGAGGTCCTCGAGGGCGATCCGGGCTTCTTTAGTCAGGTTTCGAGCCCAGGAGGGCAGGGCAGCCTGCTCTTCCAGGTACTGCCAGCGATCAACCAGCCGCGCGGTGAACTCAGGTGAAAGCTGTGCAACGACCACGTAGCTATCACGCTTATTGACTTGATACGACTTCACCGTCTGGCCCAAGTGGTTTTTAACTTCCTCCGTTGGGGGAAGTTTAATAATTCCTCGCCCAGCTAACCGTTCAATGGAACGCTTCACATGATCGTGCCGGGACTCCAAGATCTGCGCGATTTCAGCGCTGGTCATGGTGAGCGCTTGGGTATTCCCTTGAAGAGTCAGATCCGTCATAATCTTTACCTCGTTAGTTGATAACCCGGCGAGGTGTTTCCGCACCGTTTGAGCCGGGTTTTCTTTTTCTAGGCCTCTGGCCCTTTCCCCGTAATCACCACCCGAATCTCTCCATCCGGCCTGACGATCTCGTCGCGTTTCAGAAATGGATGTGTCCGGAAGTGGCAGTCATCGATCTTCAGTGCGTCCGCCAGCCCGTCGCGGCCTGACTTGAACGCTGCAATGATGTTGTCGTCGTCCCGGGCCCGCCGGTTGGGCGGGTGGAAGTCCAGGAACACATGAATTTGGCCGCCAGCTTCGACCAGCTCCCGCAGGGGCGTCAGATCCCATTTGCCCGCCTGGATGGTCTCCAGCGAAATCATCTTGCAGGTGTAGCGATAGACTTCCGCAGCCCGGGCCCTCTTCGCCCAATGCCCCCTGGAGTTCGGGCTCAGGGCCTTGTGCGGCCAGGGAAGTTTGATTTCGAGTTTCTCTGGCATTGCCTGCTCCGACTGCGTAATTCAAAAACTGTCTTAACGTGACATGTCACGTTTTCCCGTAGTGACTCCGGACACTCCGCCAGCCTGGCCTTTCTCTCTTCCCGATCGGCGCCGGCGGCAACGTAGGCGTTCCATTCTCCGAGAAACTTAAAGCGGTCTGATCTCATTGCCTATCGCAATGAAGTCCAGGGTCTCGCCATTCTCATGGGCTGGATGGATGATGAAATGAATGCCGTCCTCCAGCTCCTCCCGAATATCGACAACGAACGTGAGCGGCACCTCGACCTCTTTTTTGCTTACCGGGCTGATGCCCTTTTTCTTCGTTCTTAGCAGCTCTTCCAATGTCATTTTCCAAACCCTTTATTTGTTTAGTGGTAGCAGGCGAGGGAGTCGAACCCTCCGATATCCGGGTTATGAGCTCAGCGAGACACCGTTTCTCCATGCCTGCATAACTGTGGAATCAGGAGTAAGCCGACCAACAGCAACGCTTGAACTTCTTTCCGCTACCGCATGGGCAGGACTTGTTGCGCATCCAGTTCTTTCGTTTGGCTGGCGTTTCAGGCATAAGCCTTTCTGCTTCGTCGGCGCTCAACTCAACAAGCTGCCTCTCGTTTTCTCGCTCAAACTCCGATGCGAGTTCCTGCATGGCTTCTTCAGACTCGGCTGAATAAATGCGACCAGTCCTGCAATCCATGACGCCCCCTAGAAAAATCCTGGCTTGGCAATGGATCGGGTCAGGGCCATAAAGCCCTTTTGCAGATCGGTTTTGCCGATAGCTAGCCAGCGCTTATCAGTGTCTTCGTCCGAACTTCGGGCGAACTCAGCCTTTTCCAGCTTCTCAACAAGGGCGCCAACTTCAGCGGCCTTTTCTTTGATCTCATTCATCAGGTCGATCTCTTCCTGACTGAGATCTCGGTAGCCTTTGATCTTTCGATGCTGGTTATCCATGTAATCCTCCGGTTAATAGTCGGGCCAGTTATTCGCCATGGCCCAGGGCGACAAGTTCGCAATGTCATTGCGGTTGATGCGTCGGCCGGGAACCTCCCAACCCATTACACATCTGTGGAATGCCCTCGCTTGGCGGACCCGCTTTCAACGGCAAGGACACTCCCAGATGCGTCCCGGTTACCCTCGTCCGGGGACACGTCAACCACCTACCAACGGTGATACTTTTGTGCCGGGTGCCCTGGGCACCATCCCCAGGGTGGAGCCGTGGCGCCGGTGGCTCGACGCACGACGTTCTATGGCCCTACATTCCTGCCGCAGCTCACACGGGCAGTTCAGATTCCGCCGAAGCGGGCGGGCTCTCTCGGGCGGTATCCGTATCCGAGGAGGGCTCTACCTGACGCGGCAGACTGGGGACCTGCCAGGTCATCCTTGGTCGAGGGAGCAGAGCCCTCCCGGATACGGCCTGTCTTTCCAGGCTGTCAGCGCGATCAACTGGGGCGGTGGTGGGTTACCTTTGCCTCACGCTGCTGGCGTTCTATCGCCGGGACCCTGTCCCCGTCTGCAATGTCGGCACCTTGGCTTTCGCCTGGCCAGCTTTACCGGCTGCTTCTGATAGCGCTGCAGCTCGCGCTTGCTTCAAACCCTGTACAGATATCCACCCGTAGTCAGACGGGTATTCCGCCAGCTCCGGAGTGGTTTAATGGAAACCATCACGCGGCCTTACCTGATTTCTTGGTCGGGATCCCGTCTGACTGGTTTGGATATATGTCTGGACGGAGTTGGTTTGGGGTCACCTCCCAATCAGTGGCTTTGCAAACGGGGATCACGAATTCAGCGGGGACGCAGCGATCTCGATTCAGCCAATTCCAGATGTAGGGCTGTGATAGGCCCACCTGTTTGGCGAGATTGGTCTGTCCGCCAGCGAGGAAAATGGCGCGCTTTAGTTGCTTGGTGTTCATTTAGGTCTCCGTCGATCACACGTGCAATAACAACACTAGTTGTTTTTGTTGTCAACAACTGTTGTTGGATGAATTTACAACATTTGTTTTAAACTGGGGTTTTATAGTTGGTGTTCACATGGCCTTAGGGAAAAGACTTCGCGAAGCGCGCTTAGCGGCCGGCTTATCTCAAAGTGAGCTGGCCGAACGCGTTGGTATGACGCAAGCGGCGATCGGCGCACTGGAAAAGCGTGACAGCAAGAATTCGAGCAAGCTGCTAGCTTTGGCCTCAGCCCTAAGGGTTAGGACGGAGTGGCTCGCCACCGGTGATGGACAAATGGCGGAGTCAATTAGTGACCGAGTCATCAGAGATTTGCCTCCGAGACCACCAATAAACCCAAAGAGACCAGGAGGTGCTCGTCCTGAGGGTGACAAGCCAGCAGGTGATGAGCTCGAATTCTTCGGGCATATGGATGCCTGGGATAGCAACACGCCATTGGATGAGGATGAAGTTGAATTGCCTCTGTTCAGGGAAGTCGAGCTGGCCGCCGGCGCGGGCCAGACTCAGGTAGTCGAGAACCACGGCGCCAAACTCCGCTTTGCAAAATCCACGTTATCCAGGGCAGGGGTGGTCGAAGAGAATGCGGCCTGCGCATTTGTCCGGGGCAACAGCATGGAGCCGGTTATGCCGGACGGCACCTGTGTTGGCGTAAACACCGGTGACACCGCTGTCCGGGATGGCGAGATCTACGCGATCGACCACGATGGCATGCTTCGAGTGAAGTACCTGCACCGTCGACCAGGTGGCGGAATCAAAATTGTGAGCCAGAATGCATCAGAGCATGCGACTGAAGAATATTCCGCTCAGGACGTAATCGATAACAATATCAGGATCATAGGGCGCGTTTTCTGGTGGTCCGTATTAAGGTAGGAGTGACTCGGGGCTTAGCTTCGCCTAGAGACATTTCGTTTTTAACTTTATAAAAGGGTGGTAAATGTCACGATTTAAACTAAAAACTCTAAATATCGAGCTACCACCGTTTAGGAAGTTGAAAAATATTCGGTTTGAATTTGCAGATAGAATTACACTTATTGCTGGCCACAATGGTATCGGCAAGTCCACGATATTAGCCTTGATAGCCAACGGCTCCGGCCTCACGGAAAAAACGTATACAACGTATTCTGGAAAAACTTTCCAGGGAAAATTGAACGAAATAATTCATTTAGACTACGATACCGAATTCAAACAGAAGAAAGATGATAACGAACTTCCGCGCCCTATACTTGTATATAGCCTTGACGGTCATAGTTTTGAGAAGCGATGCGCACTCACGAAAAGAACAATTCCCGCTACGAAAAACAGACCGTCACGGCTCGAAGTGAGGGTGGTGCCGAGAAACAGTCCACTAGCTGATTACGAGGTCCCCGGCACAGATATAGTGATCAAGAACTCATCTAAGGCGCCACTGCCCACTATATATTTGGGTATGACTAGGATGCTTCCAATTGGTGAGAGTGATCCTGAGCTGGTTGAAAATACGCCAGACGAAAACATACACGAAGAAGATGCCAAATTTATAACTGAATTTGTCAATGATGTTATTGGCATCGGTGCAGTAGATGGAACCAAAGAAATTGTGACACAAGGTATTAAAGGGACTACGAAAAGCTCGAAGCATCCGGCTTATAGTCATAGTGCTAAGACGGTCTCGTTAGGGCAGGACAGTTTGAGCTCTATTGCTACCGCGCTGGCTTCATTCATGAAAATTAAGCGTGAATGGGGAGAGGGTTACCCAGGTGGGCTTTTGGTTATTGACGAAATTGATGCAGGGTTTCACCCGCATGCTCAAAAGAAACTGATTCAACGGATTTCAAACGCGGCCCGAAAGCTTCAGCTCCAAGTAGTTGCAACCACCCACTCTCTACCTCTTATTGAATCAATACATCCGGATGCAAACCCATCCCCCGCAGGTGGGGCTGCAATGGATAAGGTGATTTATGTAAGAGATTCGAGGAATCCGGTAGCGTCTGCGTTGACGCTGGAAGAAATACGAAATGATATGTACCTGATTCCTCCAAAAAAACAAAAAGTTAAAAAAACAACACATATAAAGGTCTATCTAGAGGATGCAGAGGCAGACCTTTTCCTGAAGCATATACTTACAAGACGAGTTCAACGAAAAGTAAAAGAGGCTTGTGGTTTTTTGCTGAAGCCCATACCTGTTAGCTTGGGCTGCGACAACCTGCAGGGATTGCAGAAATTTGATCCTCATTTTAAAAAAGTAATTATAGTTTTAGATGCTGATGCGTCAGTAAAGCAAGGGATGAAAAATATAGTCAAACTTCCCGGAGGTAAGGATGAACAAGGGGGAGGGGTTAGTCCCGAACGAACTATATATGAATTTGTGAAGAGTCTAGTAGACAATGCTGATGCACACAGCGATTCGTGGGAATCCCTACACTCACTTCGAGTGACGACCGACATGCTTCATGAATATATTCTGAGTGGCGGCGTTAATATCAGAAAACGAGAATCTGCAAAGAAATGGATGAAGGCTAGGCTAGAGCATATAAAGGAGTGGAACCTGGTGGGTTTGTGGTTGATGGAGAATCCGGACTCTGTGAAGGCGTTCGAAGGGGCACTGATTAAAGCAGCGACCGCCACAGCGAAGCTAAACTGAGGCGCTGGCTAACGGTGCCTGAGGCGATTAGAATGAGGAGCCCTCGTAAAGACACCCCCGTAGGCTTTTCTCCTCCCAGGGATATCAAGGGGTGTAGTCAGATTTGCTCCCTACGTTGCTGAAGTCATGAGTGTCTAATGGACCCGAAGGCGTTTGTTACCTAGAGTGATACGCACGGGGTTCAGGCGCTTCGCTTGAGCGGATTTTCACGGATATGCTGACCAATTGCAGATAGGCAATTTTCTAAAGTTGGATCGATTGGAGGAAGTGCATCTTGTCTTTGGTGCACTGTGGCCACGCTAGAGATCTGTTGTTAGTATTGCCCAGTATTAGGAGACCTCCATGCCCTCAACTCATACTCCGCTCCGTTATCCTGGAGGCAAGTCCAAACTGTTCCCTTTCCTCAAAGAATTGGTTCAGTGTAACGGATTCAACCGCTGCCACTACGTTGAACCTTATGCCGGCGGGGCCGGCCTCCCTATCGGTTTGCTGGTTAATGAAATCGTGTGGTCGGTCCATATCAATGACCTAAACCCTTTTATTTTTTCGTTCTGGAAGACTGTTGTTTCCGATCCTGACAGCCTTTGTAGAATGATTTCGGACGTTGATGTGACGATGGATGAGTGGAATCGGCAGCGGGCAATTCTGCACGATTCCCAGGCAGATCACTCAACACTCGAGATGGCGTTTGCGACGCTTTTCCTAAATCGGACCAACAGGTCTGGGATTCTGGACGGAGGTGTGATTGGTGGCAAAGAGCAGAAGGGCAACTATAAAATTGATGCTCGCTTCAACAAGTCGACCCTTATCAGAAAAATCAAGAAGATAGCTGCCTACAAAAGCCGAATAACGGTCACGCAGTTTGATGCTATTGATTTGCTTGCGGCCCTTCCAGAAGAGCGTGAACTGCTTGTAAATCTAGACCCCCCGTATATCGCCCAAGGAAAAAACCTTTACCTCAACCATTACGGCGAGCAAGATCACTTTGTTGTAAGAAATTTTCTCAAAACAGCTGGTTTTCGTTGGATGCTCACCTACGATGATCATCAGCTGGCAAGAGCTTTATACGAGAGTTTCAATTGTTTCAAATACTCACTGAACTATTCAGCCCAAGCGAGACATTCTGCGACTGAGCTGATGGTCCTATCTTCTAACCTAGACCTTCCTGAAAGGCCGAGCCTTCGGCTGGCAGGCTGATATTCGTCTATGGACTATTTGCTGCACTCTTGAAGCTCCTGCTTGTAACGGTTTTCCTGCCTATTTGACGGCTTTAGTCCATAGGTCCTTACGATCCTGACAAATCTGCTCACGTACTGACATTGACCAGCTGGCGGAAGCCATTCCTCTGGTCCTTGTGCGCCTTTCTGGCGATTCAGCGACAGCTCTACACTCCACAGATTCACCGGGTCATTGGCGAACCTTTCCCGCTTATCATCGGACCAGGTATTGGCTCCGTGATCCCAGGCCCACTTCAGCGGTACGACATGATCGATGTCGATCTCTGACGCGTTCTGGATAACGTTCCCGGTGAAGGGGCTTATCCAGCGGCCGGTAACCACCCTGCAACGCCTTTCATCCGCGAACCTGACCTTGGTGCTGGACTGAGCGATCAGGGCCTCCGCACGGCTGTTCTGGCAGTCTCCATCCGCATCATCCCACCCAGGCCCAAACTTGCGTCTCTCATAATCTGAGGCGTCCATTACCACTACACTGCTGGCGTACTGCTGGCTGGATTCGTAACCGCTCATGCCCCTTGGCAGGCGACCGCCGGAAGCCAGGCACGCCGCCACAGTGTCGAAAGGTTGGTAGTTCTTTGTCCTGTCGTAGTAGGAACTAGCTGGAGGGTGACAGATACCGGATTTCGTTTTCTTTATCGGGTCAGCGCTAGCAGCTGTAGGGGCAATGACTATTGCGGCGGCCAATAACACCAAGAAACTCTGAAACACAATCAACTCCTTTCCAAGTGACAGAACTATATCTAAGTGATTGAGATTCTTCAGCAATAAATTCCCGACCAAAAAATAACAACAATAGTTGTTGACAAGTAAAACAACAGGTGTTGTTATTGTTGTGAGTTTTAAGTTGATCAGGGAGACAACGAAATGGGTCGCAGACAGAAACCAACCTATCCCCGAATGGAAGTTGAGCTGGCCGATACATCACTTCTACCGCCGCGCCGTGCGGAGGTCGTAATGCTGGCGGCCAGAGGAATGAGCACCAAGGCCATCGCCCGCCAGCTAGGCATTTCTCCAGCCACTGTTGAGTGGCACCTGGATGAAGCGAAGGACCAGTTTCACGCCCTGACTCGGCTGGATCTGGTTTCCCAGGGCTGGATGCAGGGCCTTTTCCGGGCCCGGATGCTTGCCTGGATGCTTGTTGCTTTCTCAGCGCTGCCGGCAATGCGCAGCCGACCCACACCAATGACCGGTACCCGTCCGCCAGCCGTGCGCAGCGTGATTGGCCGTACCGCGATCCGCGAATTCCGTGCTTAACCAGGAGACCACCATGGCAACTCTCACTATCGAACTACCACCCCAGGTAACTCAGGGGCAGATGATGCAAGTCCTGGAGTCGTTGGGCTGTGAAATGCGGCTGGCTCCTGATGGCAAGAACTACACCGCGGCACCCCGCCAGCAAAACAACGTTGTCCGGATGCCGGCAAGGGTCCGGGAGATCCGCCAGCCGGGGCCCGGTGTCGCGTGAACATGGACGGGGTGGCTCCAGAGCCGTTCGCAGTGGCTGCTGCCGCGATCGCGATCTGGGCCCTCGTCCTGATTATCGAAACGACCAAAGCAAGAGGGAAAAAGGATGTTGATTCTGACAAGGCGCACCGGAGAGACGATCGTCATCGAGACCCCGAGCGGGGAAGTGGTGGAGGTCACCGTGCTGGGCAACAACGGCCCACAAATTCGCATGGGCGTTACCGCGCCAAATCACACAAGCATTGACCGCGAAGAAATCTACAAGCGCAAGAAGGCGGAGGCCAGTCATGGCTGAGTGCTATGCCCACGAGGTTTTCGGGAATCTGTCCTGCTTTGCGGGAACCCCGGACCAGGTGAAAGCGGCACTGGCTAACCAGGTAGGTGACGACATGGTCGACTGGGGCAGGGTGGTACCGCTTCAGGTGGAGACTGCCAAGTCCCGAAACGCTGACGAGCTCTACCAGGTGCTCCGGGATCTCACTTCAATGGCAAAGCTGGGCGTTCCGATTTCATGCATCAACACATACCTGGCAGCGATCCGGAACGCGGAGCAGCTGCTGGAGAAAGTCGACAACGAATCCACGGAGGATCCGAGCAATGGCCAGCAATCTCAGCAAGCTTAACGACTCTCTTTTTGACCAGCTGAACCGGTTGAATGACCCCAACCTTAAGGGTGAGGCCCTCGATGCCGAGCTGAAAAGAGCGCAGGCCGTTACCAGTGTGAGCAAGGAAATTGTTTCCAGCTCTCGCCTGGTCCTCGATGCCGAGAAGCACCGGACCGAAATGGGAAGCCTCTACAAGATGCCTCAGCTGCTGGAGAACAAGGAGTAAGCGCCATGGCCGGGAAAAAGTGGACAGCGAGAGACGATCAGTGGCTGGCAGATATGTATCCGGACACTCCGAACCGAACGATCGCGAAGGTTCTGGGCTGCTCCTACCTGGCCATCAAGAACCGCGCCACGGTGCTGGGCCTGAAAAAGTCTCCGGAGTATCTGGAACGAGAGAAGCCAGGGTGCTTTCGGCCAGGACAAACCAGCTGGAACAAAGGCGTCAGCTATCAGCCAGGCGGGCGAATCGCTGAGAGTCAGTTCAAGGCTGGGCATGCCCCCGCGAACCAGCAGCCGATCGGTACCGAGGTTGTCGATTCCTACGGCTACAGGAAGCGCAAGGTGCGCGATGACGCGCCGATTGGCCGGGCCTACAAGAACTGGAAGTTCGTGCACGTCCTGAAGTGGGAGGAATACCACGGCCGGCCGGTACCGCCAAAGCACATTGTGCGGTTGAAGGATGGTGATAAGCAGAACTTCTCTCCGGACAACCTGGTGCTGGTGAGCAGGGCGGAGAACGCGATCTTGAATAAGTTCTTCGCCATGGAGAACCCGCCAGAGGGGAGCTTCGATGTGCTCCACAACCTGGCCAAGATCAAGTTGGCAGCGAACAAACGGAAACGGGAGCTGACATGTTGATTGCAAGTTACGACCAATGGCGCGAAGCGAAGAAGCAGGTCCTCGAGGAAGAAAACCCGGAGATCGATTGCGAAGAATGCGGGGGCCTTGGGGAAATCTACGAGCGTTGTCACTGCTGCGGTGGCGAAAAAGAGGAGGAGTGCGACCTCTGTGATGGTCGCGGGACCATTCGCTATCTCGATTCCTCAAAGCCACGGCCAGGCAATGATCTGGTGGGTCAAAGAGTTTACTTCCAGGAAGTGATCGCAGATCTCAAGACCTGGTGCACCTACACCAAGCAGGACTTTCTCCAGGTGGCCGGCGGGTTCGTGAACGAATTCAGAAAGCAACACGGAATCAGGGGTCGTCACGGAATCACCAGGTATAAAGGGCGGGCCTAATGGACGGAAATACAGCCAGAACCATCCTCAGTCTGAACGATCAGCGGGACAAGGCCGAAGCCAGCAAACGGGAAGCGCTCCTGGAACTGGCCGAGATGAAGCACGAGCTCCAGGTGCTCAGGCACATGAAGCGGGAGATCCTCGTCTGCCTGCTCGATCGACGGCTGCCGCACTACCAGCGGGACGGATCATCACCCAGCTGCCACCACACAGTCAGCCGAATAGCGAGGATTGTACGCAGTGCACACGCAGGCAACTGATCTGAGCCACGAGGATCGCGCTGAGGCGATTATCGAGCTAATCGAGAGCACCGGCATGGCCTACGCCCATTCCAGCGGCTGTGTGGTGCTGAAGGACGGAACATGGCTCCAGCCTGAGCAGTGGCAAGTGTGGGTGGAGCATCTGAAGAATCAGGAGAGGGAAGCATGCTGACGGAAGCACAGAAGAAAAGGGTGGCCATGATTATTGGTTCTTCCGCCCATGATTGCGAGGTGTCAATGGTGTTGAACGCCGGAAGCAGCCCGGTTCGCACACTTACTGAAGTTGCCGAGACGCTGCACTACATGAACGCCAACGGCATCGAGAAGATCAGCCATAGAAAGGCCCTGATGAAGGCGGGTCGGAAGGCGCTGAATGTGTTGGGGGAGATGTAAATGGCCATGACACCAACCGAACGTAAACGCCGCCAGCGTGAGCGGAACAGGTTCCTGGACATGAAGCTCTTCACCATGGAGCTGGCTGCCAACGAGCGGGCGGCGATCGAGGAGGCTGCCCGGCTTCGGGAGTTCGACGACCAGACCGAGTACATCCTCGCACTGGTTTACAAAGATCGTGACATGTCACGAAAAGAAAACGTGTGCAGCTATCCCGACTGCAACTGCCCGTTCGATATGGGGCCGGATGGTAAGTGCCTGCGAGGAAAGCCACGTGAATATGAGGTGGAAAGTGACTGATTTGGAGCCACAGGTGCAGATGCCCAGGGCCTGCGTCAGCTGCGAACACTACAGCCATGCAGGCTATGCTGAGGACAAGCACTGTCCCTTTCCCAGGCAGTCCGCCAGCGCACCGAAACCAACCCGCACACCCTGCGGCCGGTGTGATCTGCACTGCACCGAGGTGTTCGCCACGGAAATATGCAACAGCCACGAGCCGGAGCCTTTCGTTCACCTGGTGGACGTGACCAACCGGCCAGAGCCGAGAACTGCGATACAGGAGAGATTGCTGTGACAGAGCGGGAAGAGTTTGAGAAGTGGATCAGAACTGAAATGAAAGGGTTTGCCGGCGGCGTAGAGCTTGCGCCAGACCTGACTGATTCTGACTGGGACTACTTCACGAAAGCCGCAGAAGTGGCGTGGAGGGCATGGCAGGCAGCGCGCGCACATGATGGCGGTGAAGCTGTGGCTTGGTCTTGGGTAAGTCGAGGCCGGCACGTAACTGTGGATAAATCGCATGCTGAAGAATTGCGGGCTGATGGCGAGCTTGTGGTTCCGCTCTACACTCGCCCCAGCTCCTCGGTTTCAGATGAGGAGCTGTCGAAGTTCATCATTAATTTTCTGTTCTCCACACCCCGGAAAGACGGCAAGCGATTCGATTTTGATGGTCTGCGGGGCGCCTTGTGCCGGATTGGCGTTGTCTCTGAAAAGGATGGCCATAACCTGGTCCGCAGAAGTTCGGTGCTGGAGATTGTTGAGCGATTCCGCCCAAGCTCACCGGTTAAAGGAGCGGAGTGATGCAGAAATGTGACTGCCTGAACTTCTGTGGCGATGACACGAACATTGATCCTTACAGCGAGTCTTGTGTCGATTATCACAACCGCCGGACGGCTGCGCTTAAGTGGTTGGCAGACTACGTGCCCTGCTGGGATCAAGCCGCTACTCACATAATGCGCTGCAGCTGGCACGCAGTCGGTTACTTATTCTTTAGCGAAGCGATCGGCAAGCCTCACCAGGGTTTCCTTTTTTCGCTCGAGGAGCTCAACAGGGAGCGAGTACGGATCGGGAAAACCGCATTTACCGATATCCGCCAGCAGATGAAACAGCACCAGGCACAGATTGATTACCTTCAGCCAACCTGTGGCGATGCAACCATTGTTCTCGCCAAGTGTGCCAGGGAATTGAGGATCAGCCACACCATTGCTGGGAGCTGGGCCGGTGTCGAAGAGGATATCAAGGACGAGTATGACTACATGCTTGCCCTGGCGGAGCGGTTGAATAAGTTCTGCGCGGGAGAGATAGCGGGAGGCGGTGATGCTTAAAGCCTACATGATACACGCCGGCGAACCTGTGGATGGTGCGGCCCTCGTTTTTGCTGAGTCATTCCGCCAGGCCAAAACAATTGGATTCAGGTCAATGGTCTGTGATGGCTGCGAGTACACCGATGTTCGAGGCCATCAGCTTAAGCGCGATTCCTGGTTAAAAGAGAATGCTGCTGACCAGCGCAAGCTGGCAGAGGGTGAGCCGCACGTTATCGACAATCCGCCAGCCTGCAAAGGATGCGAGCTTTGGTTCGATGAACTGGAAGAGTCGGGTTACTGCGAGACCTGTGCCGAAGAACGGGAGGATACCGAGTGAGCTTACCTTATGAGAAAGCCACCAGTGGCGATAAGGCCCTGGGTGAAATACAGAAGATCCTGCGCGGCTTCGGCTGCCAGAAGTTTGGAAGCATGGTGGACGACCAGGAGCAGAGCTTGACGGTCCAGTTCCAGTACCGCGGAAAGATGGTGAGCGTGAAGGCCAGCTTTGCCGGATACGCACAGGCCTGGCTGCGAGAGCACCCCCACACCAGTCGGATGCACAAAACCAAGGCAGAACACGAACGCCAGGCATACGACAAGGCTAGCATCGCCGTCTATTCGATCCTTCGTGACTGGATCAAAGGGCAGGTGACGGCCATCGAAACCGGGATCCTTTCGTTCGAGGGCGCGTTCCTGGGCCAGATGATGCTCGAGCATGGCGAGACTGTTCTGGATTACGCGCAGCGACAGAAGCTTTTGCCGGAGCCAGGAGGTGAGGGATGAGACGCAGTTTTCATGTTTGCATGCACATAGACAACGCCTTGCGTTTAAGTGACAGAAAGCTATCAGGGATGCTCTCTCGTGACGGGCTGACTCTATCAGCGCGAGAGGTGCGCCTCGAGCTGCAGGCCGACAGGGCAAAAGGGCATGCCTACTTTTGCGGGTGCGATAACCGAAAGCCAGATGGTTCCTGTGCAGGACATGCTGTTGAGAAAGGGGGTGAGGAGTGACCATTTCAGCAATTCGCGCCAAGCGTCCCAACAATCCAGCCTGGCGCCAAGTCGAGGTTGAGGTCAGCTCCGAATACCCGGCGATCGCCTTTATTCACGACCGAATGGGACTTTTCGTCATCAGCGCCGTAGAGGTGGCCGAAACTACGATTGGGCCGGAGTACCACCTTTCGATTACCAAAAGCGGGCGCAGCGGGCCCAGGCGGTGCAGTAAGGCTGAGGCCGAGCTGGTAATCAAACAGTTCGATGCTGAAGGCGCCCTCGAGGACAACCACGGCAGCATCGCGCGAAACTATTGGATGCCAGTCAACGAATCGCTGATCGGCCAGGAATGTGACTGCAAAGGCGATGAGGCAGTTATTCGGGAGGGTGATTTCGAGTGGCGCCCGCTTACCCAGTCAAACGCTGACAGAGCTGAAAGGCTGCGTGGAGGTGAGAAGTGAGTCATGAACCGTCAGACGCAAGCCACTACCGCCCGCGCTTTGCCAACCCAGCGGGCCGGATCAGTGAGCTGGAAAACATGCTGGAGTTTGCAAAGCAGGAAATCGAAAACTTCCGGGACAAGTGGATCTCAGAGTTGCGTCGCGCCGAGCGATACCAGGTGCTGCTTGAAGAGGTTTTCACAAGCTTCCCGCCAGTCCGGAACAGAGAGCAGTGTGATTTGCTGAAGCGGGTAAGCAAGGAAATTGGAGGCGAACAGTGAACCAGGCAGAACTGTTCCCGGTAGATCCGCCAGCGCCGGCCTTCGAGCATGGCGGGTATATGCCACCAACAACCCGGACCTATCGAGTCGAGGAGTTTCCGGCTAAGTACAAAGATCTGCATGGCCTTATCACTCTGGAGGTACCAACTCTGTTCTGGCTGATGGATCGAGTGATGGAGGTTCTGAAAGTCGGACCGGTCCACTGGTACGACATGAGCAAGGCAGTTGGCTTTCCGGTTGAGACCTACACGCTGTCCTGGCATCTGAGCCTGATGGTCAGCCGGGGCCTGATAGATGCGGAGGAAGTCTACCTGGGCGGCAAGAGGCCGGGAGATAAGGACTATGCGGGCTTTCAGTATCGCTATTCACTTCCAGAGGAGGTTTCTTCATGGCGGAAGTAATGATTCAGCCGCGGATCATCCGGGCAGGCCAGGCCCCGGATTATTGCGGCATGGGGCGGGAAGCTTTCAACAAAGAAATTCGGCCGTATCTCACTGAAATTCCGATAGGCGAGATCGGAAAGGGATTCGATCGCCTTGATTTGGACAGTGCCCTGGACGAGTATATTTCTCGGCGAGGGCGTGCTCCGGCCCAAAAATGGAGTGAAGTAACATGTCGAAAAGTGGGAACGGTCTCCGCCTCCGCGGCGGGACATGGCACATCGAGAAGCGAATTAACGGACGGAGGATTCGCGAAAGCACTGGAACGAGCGATCGGATAGAGGCAGAGCACTACCTCGTCCGAAGGCTCGAGGAAATCCGCCAGGCTTCGGTCTACGGTGTTCGGCCAAGCCGAATCTGGCGGGAGGCAGCTCTCAGGTATGCCCGGGAGTTTGCACACAAGCGGAGTATAAAGCGGGATGTGCAGGATCTGAAGTCGTTGGATCCTCACATCGGGAAACTGCCCCTGAACCAGGTGCATTCCGGAACACTGCAAAAGTTCATCGATGCGCGACGGAAAGCAGGTGCGAAGTCTGGCACCGTTAACCGGGCGCTGGCTGTGGCCAGGAGAATTCTCCGGCTGTGTGCCGAGCTCTGGCGGGACGAATACGGAATGACCTGGTTGGAAACCGCGCCGATGATTCCGGATGTGGACTGGAAGGACAAGCGGGACCCTGCACCGGTGACCTGGGCAGAGCAGGGCAGGCTCTTCCAGGAGCTGCCGGAACACCTGAAGGATATGGCCGAGTTCGCGGTGCATACCGGATGCCGGGAAAGCGAGATCTGCGCTCTGAAGTGGGAGTGGGAGGTGTCGCTACCTGACAAGGGGTTCGGGTTCATCCTGCCCGCCAGCGTCACGAAGAATGGCTGTGACCGTCTGGTGGTTCTTAATGCAACGGCGAGAGCCGTGGTAAACCGCCAGCGAGGGAAGCACGAACACCAGGTGTTTACCTTCAGCAGCCGGCCGGTGGCCTCCATCTTCAATAACGCCTGGCGTAAAGGGCGGAAGAAGGCAGGGCTCACCCATGTCCGCGGGCACGATCTCCGGCACACCTTCGGCAGGAGGCTGAGGGCGGCAGGGGTGAATGAAGAAACCCGGGCAGAGCTCCTTGGGCACAAACGCGGATCGGTTACCACACACTACTCGGGGGCGGAGGTCGCTGAACTGGTGAAAGCGGTGGAGCTGATCGCGGAGAAGAGAGGACCGGATTCCGATGGTGTGGCCGTGGTGAAATTCCGGTTTGGGCACAAAATGCCCACAGAGGCAAAAAAAAGGGTCACGACGTGAGTCGCAACCCTTTGGAAATACTGGTAGCAAGGGGCGGAGTCGAACCGCCGACCCCAGCATTATGAGTGCTGTGCTCTAACCAACTGAGCTACCTTGCCATTTCGCTTTGGGCATC